CGACGATTCCAACTTGTTACTGCACTGCGACAACTCACCTCAGTGTGGGCAGACCCATTCGAATGATCCAGCTGACGAGGACTCTATCGTTGTCTATGGTGGGCGCGTAGATGCGCTGGTAGAAGATATTAATGATGGTGGCTACTATCTCTTTGACTGGAAGACAGCCGCACTTCTTTCCAAGAACGACGAATTCCTCAATCTGGATGACCAGTTTGGGGGATACTGTTGGGCACTCCTCGTCAAGCTCAACCTGGACATTCGTGGATTCGTCTATGCAGAGACTCGTAAGGACTTCCCAAGGAATCCACGACTCCTCAAGCGAATGCATAGGGGTTGCATCTTCTCAACAGTGAAGACTCAAGCAACGACAATTGAAATCTTCGAGCCTTATGTAGCCAAGCATGACCCAGTAGCATTTGCCAATGGAAACTACGACGAATACCTTGACTTTCTCCGCAGCGCTGAAGCTACTCAGTTCAGCAATCGCATGCCAGTGATGAAGAGTGATGTTGAGCTAGAAGCTATCGGCCACAATATCTCTGTTGAGGCTGCCGATATGGTGCAGCATCCTCGCATCTACCCAAACATCTCCCGATTCCACTGCAATAGCTGTAAGTACCGTCAGCCTTGCATTGGGGAATTTAGGGGAGAGCACCTAGACTTACTATGGGAAGGGAGTTATATCCAAACTGACCGGCGACACTGGATGATAGAGGAGCGTCGCCTCGAAGAGAAGGAAGAAGTTGAGACTGAGCTATGATTCAACCGAGTGGGGCAGACGTCGTTGATCTCGACGCTACGTCAGTGGAAATTGATCCTCCCCGCCGTTTGACAGCAACAACCATTGGACGTCTCAAGACGAGAAGTGCTGCAACTAAGAGGACTCCATATTTCAACACCCTGATCTATGGGGATAGTGGATGTGGAAAGACTCTACTCGCAGGAATGGCGGCACTAGTTCCTGAGATGTGTCCTGTTCTCTTCCTTGATTTTGAGGAGGGAACAACTGTACTCGATCACTTGGGGGATGACGCACTCAACAACATTGAGACTCTTCCTGGTGAAGGAGCAGATCCTCTGAAATGGGGAGACGTTCAAGATATCTATGATTACTTGTGGAGAGGTAAGCACCCCTTCAAAACAGTCGTCATGGATACCGCTTCTGAAGCGCAGGCTGTGAATATCGGTCATCTACTTGGCTATGATGGCAAGGTAGATATCGATGCTAAACTTCCCAAGTTTGAGGAGTGGAACGAAACCACTGCACAGATGAGGAGAATGTTCCGAGGGTTTCGAGACCTGAGGATGAACACTATTTTCACAGCTCATACCTACTCGGAACCTCATCCTAGTTCGACGAAAGAGAATCCTCGAACAGTTATCAGACCAGACTTTACCGGTCAGAAGCTACGCTCGGAAGCTCCCGCGTTCTTCAACATCGTTCTCTATATGTATGTGAAGCGCGTAGGAAAGGCCAATATACGTTTCATCATGACGGATAGAGATGAAACGTATACGGCCAAGTGTCGGATTCCTGGTGTTCCAGGGTCAATTAAGAATCCGACAATGGAAGGTCTGTACGACGTCATGATTCGTACTCCCAACAAGTCTGTGCTTGATCTGTCAGGTGCCACAACGTCAATCGTTGGAGCACCCACAGGGGGAACAGATGAGGGTCCGAAGATGATGCGCAAGAAGGCATGACCACAACAACCATTAAATGATGAACTCGGAGACAAACAATGAGTGAATACGATCCCGACATCGATAGCGATGAGGATGGACCTATCCGCGTAAACTTCGCGGGAGTCCCCGAAAAGAAGGTCTTCTACCTCCTTCCTCCCGGTAAGTACATTGCGGAGATCACCGACTTCTCCAAGAGCTTTGCCTCGGATGAAGCCGAAAACTCTGGCGCTCTCATGATTAACTGGGAATTTACCATCGAGTCCACCGATAAGGGTGACACTGAAATCGAGGGTGCAAGGGTCCGTAACCCTGAAACCAGGCAATCAGAGTCGACTGATCTCAAGGTCGAAGGTCGTCGGATTTTCGACAATATGGTTATCGTCGAAGGCTCAATGTGGAGGTTGAGGGATCTTCTCGACGCATGCTGGTATGACACCAGTGGCGAATTGGAAGTCTACCCCGAGGTCATGGTTGGGAATCGTCTGATTCTTGAGCTGACCGTTCAGCCTGCAAAGAAGGACCGCAAGTCTGGTAAGGAATACAAGGGACGTAACAGGGTTGCCAACTTCCTTCAGTTGGCGGAAGAAAGGCCCGCCGACGTTCCTGCACCTGAAGCTACAAAGTCCAAGGCCAAGGCAAAGGCCAAGGAAGACACCCCAACCTCTGATGCAACTGAAGAGGCTAAGGTGTGAATCTGAATAGCCACTAGGCTAGGCGGGGAGGCTCCTTCATCGGGGGTCTCCCCGTTCTGTTCTCTTAAGAAGAAGGGGAGTCCTAAGGGTGGTGACATTTCTGCGTGCAAAAGACCCGCCTGAAAACGATCTCCCGGTATCATTCGTGGACGCCTACACCGAGTGGGCAGCTACTCTTACGGATGCTCCCGTACAATACCATAGAGCAATCGGAGCATCCATCCTATCCACGGTGATGACTCCTCACATCAGCCTGCGCACCAGCTTTGGGGTGTTTGTCCCTAACATATGGGTAATGATCCTCGCAGGCACCACCCTGACGCGCAAGAGTACGTCCCTAGATATAGGCAGACGTTTACTTGACGATGTCATGGAGGACTACCTCCTGGCCACCGACGGCTCACCAGAGGGCCTATTGACCGAGCTGGGCGTTAGGGATGGCAAGATTTCCGTCTTTCATCGTGATGAGATCACAGGGTTTATGTCGTCAGTCATTCACAAGGAGTATATGTCAGGACTCCTCGAAGGATTCACGCGACTCTATGATGGACAGCCAGAAGTCAGGATGCTCCGTCGAGAGAAGATAGAAATCAATAACCCTTACCTGGTCATCATGTCAGGTGGGATTCTCTCACGCATGCAAGAGATTGTCGGAATGGATCACATCCGTTCCGGCTTCCTTCCCCGTTTTATCTTTGTCACAGGGACTACCACTCCCGAACAGATGAGACCTATCGGTCCACCATCTGACGAAGAGATTATGCCACTCCTCGGAGAAGAGTCTCCTCGTGACAGGATGGTGTCTCTACTGTGGAGGATTCACCACTACTATAATGAGCCTGAGAAGAGTGAAGATCCTCCTCCCTCTATTACAGTGGCAGGAATCACTAAGCTTACAGCAGCACCGAAGCCTAAGCATGTCAGGTTGCAAGGAACACCAGAGTTTTGGCAGCGTCTCCAAGAGTTAGAAGAGGACTCCCGACTCTTAGGCGCACAATCATCAGACCCTAATCTCTATGGTCCTCTCTACGACCGCTTAAAGAACTCCATTCTCAAGGTAGCTATCCTACTGTGCGGAGCAGACCTACGAGATAAGATTACCGAGGAAGACCTCACTAAGGCTATCTACCTCGGTGAAGAGTGGCTGACTACTGTAAGCGATTTCGCTCTAGCTATTGAGCAGCAACCTCACCTGACCGTATGGGAGAAGCGCTGTGATAAAATCGCAGTGTGGGTAAAGGCACAGCACCCCCACTCAGTGACTCAAACTGAGATAATGCAGAAGTTCCGTCTTCGTAAGCATGAGATGCCTGACGTTGAGGAAACTCTCATGGCTAGGAAGATGATACTGATAGACCCATTCCCGAATCCCAAGAGTAGGAAGGGAACAGACATACACTACTACTCTCCCGACGTCCAGAAGATAGCAGCCAGTCGTAATAAGGAGAAGTCTTACATTGTCGAAGATGCGACGGAAGGGAGATCCGCCCCTATCAGAGTCCCCCCACCCAAACGCAAGCGATTCAACAGAGACGACGACTAATTCTAGTAAACCTGTTCTGAAGAGAATGGGGTTGAACAGTGCACCACTTACCATCGAAGAAAGAAAACATCCTCTCGCTGAATGTGAGCGATGTCCATTGGGACGTCGCGGTAGGTACGTCCCTTCAAAGTTCCCTAGTGATCCAACTCATCACTCAGGCATGGCTTTTGTCGGGGAGGCACCAGCTCGTAATGAGATTCGAGTCGGACAACCCTTTGTGGGAGCCTCTGGTCAACTTCTTAATGCTGTCCTCTCTCAGCATGGACTGGGTCGTAGTGATATCTTACTCACCAATGCCTGTAGTTGCCATTACCCGGATAGTATGAAGAAGCTTCCTGCGGAAGCAATTGACGCTTGCAGGCCACGTCTCATAGCTGAGCTAGAAGATGCCGGTATCCATACCGTAGTAGCTATGGGCAACTCTGCCTCCGCACCATTCCTACCGAAGGCTACCGCAAAGAAAGGCATTACCAAGCTCAGGGTAGGACCACCGAAGCTCGTAGCACTAGAGAACTCTATCCCTATCGAGTTAGTTAACACTTTCCATCCCGCATTCTGTCTTCGCAGCCATGGCATGTTTCCTCTTATGCAGAGTGACATCGTCAAAGCGGTGCGTAAGAAGCAAATTGTTCTATGGTATGAGCCTACGTATGAGGTCATCACCGAACCACGCATAGCTCATGAGTTAATGCGAGAGATCATTACCCTTAACAAAGGGTATGGCGTTGTCGTCGATACAGAATCAGGACGGGACAAAGATGCAAGCTTTGGCAGAGATGACGGACTGTTCGGTAGGGTCCTTTGTATCGGCATCGGTCCTACTGATGCATCTCATGAACATCATGTTTACGTCTTCGCTGACTCCTGCTTTGGTCCCGACCCTGTCACCTCTGATGACTATACTATAGTCAATAGGGAGATGATGATAAATCTGCTCTATGCTTGTGGAGTCATAGCGCAGAATGGCAAGTACGACGTTGGCGTCCTCATGAAATTCCTACGTCACACCTATCCATTCCCTCTTCACTTCGACACCATGCTAGCCTCCTATGCACTCTATGAGGTTGGCGGCATTCATGGTCTCGACTATATGGGTCAGGAACTCCTAGGCTCTCCTGACTGGAAGGATGCAGTCAAGGAATACATTACCAAGGAAGAGGGCTATGGTGCCATCCCTAGGGATATACTTTACAAATACAATGCCTTCGATGTCCACGCTACGAGACTACTTCGTTCTTACTTTAGTGATCTTCTTGAACGTAAGGGTCTCACCAGCTTCTTTAATTGGCTCTGTCAAACAGTTTCTCCTATGCTTACAATTGTGGAATCTAATGGTATGGGATGGGATCAGAAGAGATCCCAAGAGATAGAAGCTTCTCTCACTGAGCAAATAGAAGCTCTTGAGCTTCAGCTTCCATTTGTTATTGTCAAGGATGAGGAAACCCAGCTCAATCCTCGCTCTCCTAAGCAAGTTACCGAGTGGCTATTAGAGCAGGGTATTCAGACTGACAGTACCGATGAAGCTCATATCAAATTCATGCTCGACGATAGGAGAGTCAGCGAATCTGTCAAGGAAGTTCTTAGACTTCTCTTGAAAGTGCGTGCGGTTTCAAAGCTGAAGGGTACGTATGTCACCGGCCCGGCCGCAAAGGCTACTCTCGACGGTAGAATTCATACTTCGTTTCTTATTCATGGTACTACTACGGGGCGTCTTTCTTCCCGTGGTCCGAACCTGCAAAATATACCTAGAGTCGGAGTGGTTAAGGAGCAATTTGTTTCAGATCCTCTTCGCCTTCTTCTCACTCTGGATTATTCTCAAGCTGAACTCAGGGTCTTAACCTGGCTAGCTGGGGAAGAGACTCTAAGGGACCTCTTTGCAGATCCTACTAAGGATATGTTCACTGAGCTTTGTCTTCAGATGATTCCCGGCTTTGC